CCAACGCTGTATATTTGCCACGTCATCTAACTTACGCAAATTATCTTTAGGATTTTTTATTCGGCTTACAGGTATGTTAAAAAAGTCTGCCACTGTTTGGTATGGCGCAACGTCTTTAAGCTCCTTATATGTAACCTCTGTAACGTCTACGTCTTTATCTGCAATACTTTCTTGTACTTCTGTTACCGCAGCTTCTCTTACATTAGGCATAATCCTGAACGGATCAATGGTTTTTGCCTCTGGTTTAATAGCGGTTTCAGTCACAACCTCTTCAGCCACAACACCTCTTGCTTCAGTGACATCTTCTGTAAACTCTTCACCAAGAACTCTTTTCGATGCTTCAATAGCTCGAGCTGGTAAAAACTTATTTATATAAGCTGCTAACGGTACACCTGATTCTGGATCATATTCTTTAATAAGATCTATAATACCTCGCTGACCAGTTTCTATTTCATCTGTAAGTAATTGACGATCAAAGCCAGGTGCTTCACTTCTACGCTCTACTATTCTACTTGTAATAGGTTTAAACTGTTCTATAATATCAAAAGCACCAGCTTCGCCTTGTTGATCGTATATTTCTTGAACACGATTAGAAGCTTCTTCAGATCTTGATTCTTTAATTATTTGTTCGTCAGCTCGCTGTTCTGTTACTGGTGTAACTAATTCACCTTCAACACCTTCAGCAGCTGCCCGTACTTGAGCTATAGATAATTCACCTTTTTCAATACTTTTGTTATAATCTTTTACAAAGTTATATACATCTTTACCATTGTTAAATTTTATTTTAACACCAAACTTTTGAGCAAGTCTACGAAATTTATCACCTATTCTAGTAGCTATATTTTCTTTAAAATTTATATCCCCTGTAACTAAAGCATCAGAAAACAACGTAATAGCCTCTTCCATTTGTTGGTCAATAGGTTTTTCAGCATATTGCTTCATACGTTTTTTAAAGTCACTATCTTCTATTTGGTCTATGTCTATTTTATTTAACTCAGCCATTAGAGATTTACCAAGATTTGTAGCTGCCTTAGGATTATTTTTTATTGTAGAATATAATATAGCGTGTAAAAATTCATGAGCGGCTACGTTTACAGCTTTTTGGTTTTGAGCGGTCTCTTTATTTATAACTATTGTCTGCTCTCCTGTTTCAGGATTTTGTAGTATATAGCCTTGCTCCGTAGAAGCTTTTATTTCTAAATTATTTTCATCAACAAATTTTAAAGCTTCAGCATCATCTTTAGCTTCCTCTACTTTAACACCTTTAACAAACTTAGATAAATCTTTTATAGTAAATACTTGTGCTTCTAATTTTTCCGCTTCATTACGTATGTCATATATTACATCACTAGCTATTTGTCTTTTTTGATTTATACTAGCTATAATATTTTTTTTGTCTTGCTCGCTATATTTATCACTAGCTTCTATTTCGTTTATTCTACTAGTAGAAGAAGTTAAATAATCAGAGGCTATATCTACTTGTTGAATTTGAGCTTCTGTTAAAGATCCAACTAAATCAACTTCATTTAGTACTATATCTCTTAAATCAAATCTTATAGTCTCTTGCGCTGTGTTTATTTGTGCAATATCATCAGCATTTAAATTTTTTCTATACTTACTATTTTCTAGTTCGTTTAATTTATTTATAAGGCTAGATACTCTTTTGTTTTCTGATGGTGTTCTTGTAGCGCCTATAGCTTTCATTATTCTTCCAGATCCTAAACCACCTGCTCCACCAGCAAAACCCGATAAATATCTATTAAGGCTTTCTGGAGAAGTCATTTCTTTGATTACTATATCAATAGCTTCATCTATTGATTTACCTTCACCTAAAGCTAAATTATAAGCTTCTAATAAACCCTGTGCATATTCTGTAATACCTTCTCTATTTCCAGAATTAAAATAATTAAAAACAGCTTGCATAGCACCAGGAGGCATAGCAGATATTTTTCTTTGAACACCTTTCAAACCAGCTTTTTCTAAAAAACCACCTATAACGGCTAAACCAGTAGGTGTTACAACTTCTGTTTCGCCTCTTAAAGCTAATTCCTCAACTGTAATACCTTTGCTTCTTGCTTTTGCATCATTAAAAGATTTAATATTATTAGCAGCCATGTCACTAAAAATAGCCGTACCACTTGTAGGTATAGCTGTAGCAGCGGTTGCTGCAAAACTACTTAAAGCTGTTAGCCCAGCTGACAAACCCGTTAAAGCATTACTAGTTAAACTTTCTTTTGGTGCAATATCTAAAAAAGTAGGAGTATCTAGCGTTAATGAATTTAAATAATTCATTTTATTATCTATATTACTAAGACTTTTAACTGCTTCTTTTTTTAATCTATCGCCTAACTCTACGCCAAATACGTTTCGATAAGTATCAGAAGATATAGAATTAGTAATATAAGCTAGATTTAAAAGAGCTCTATCATCTGTCCCACCTACTTGTGTTAATAAATTGGAAACATCAGCAAATCTACTAGAAAAAAAACCCGGCACTTCACGCTTTACATCAACTTTTTTGTCTTTCATAAAAGAAAGATAATCTTCATATTGATTTCTAAAATTTTCTTTTTCTTGTGCTGTTTGTTGAAGCCCAGATAAAGAAGCTCCTATGTTTTCAAAAGATTGAAGTAAATCTAAGCCTCTGTAAGGCGTAGTTTTTATTTCTGTTATATCACCTTCTTTTTCTTTTTCAGCTTCAAACTCTTCACGGGATAGTGGTTCTGTTGATAACCCAGATTGTTCTAGAAAATTAATATAAGCTTCACTTTGTATTTGTCTTTCGCGCTCTTTATATTGTTGAGCAGTTACTATCACCTCTTCAAATGCAAGCGGTTCCATTGTTGTACCAACTACCTCGCCATCTACTGTAAAAGGAACGTAAGCTAGTTTAGCTCCTCCTTCTGGAGCTCCTTCTCTTTCAATAACTTTTTTACTAGGACTCATAGGATCAAAGTCTTTTTGCTGGTAAGTCTGAGTTTGACCTAGTTTATAAGCATCACCTATTATATTATTTCTTCTATTGATTAACTCTTTATATTGAGCTATTCTTTTTGGAGAATCTAAAGGACTTATTTCTCCTGCTTCAAAAAATTTAGTTGCTTTTGTAGATGTTATTTTATCAATACGTTTATCTATTTCGCGTACGTCTTTAATTTCTTCTAATCCCGATAAAATATCGTCCGGCTTTGATTCCGTACTCTCGGATGCTGTGTCCGGTTCCGATGTCACAGCCGCATCCACTGTTGCAACATCGCTTGTCTTTCCCTCAGTTACAGTCTCTTGTATTTCGTCTGTAACTTCTACAGCATTAGCAAACTCAGCTTTACGTTGATCAACACTAGCTTGTATTTGCTCTGTAGATAAACCTTGAGTTGTTAACTCATCAACCAAAGATTTTAATTCTGCAATTTGCTCTTCGTTCATATTATATTATTTAATTATTAAAGAGAAATACCTTTATAAATAGGTGGGGTTTGCTCAAACGTTTCTATAGATACGCTTTCTATAGGATCATCACCTACTAATTTTCTTAGTTCCTTTTTCATACTAGCACCCTCTGGAAGCATGTCTATTAAAGCTCTAACTCTAGCTGGATCACTAAGATCAAAAGACATATCAGTAGTGAATATAGTTTGTTCTTCTCCATCTACTTTACTACCAGACTTGTAGCCTAATTCTATAACAGGATAAACTTCACCACCACCAGCTGGCACAGATCCTGGTAAAACATTTACTTTCAATACGTCTTTACCACCTATTTTTTTATTTTTAAAATAAGACTCTGGGTTTTTAAATATATCTGTATAAACCTGTGGCGCTAATTCAGATATTTCTTTAGCTGTTTCAGTTGCTTTTCTTTCTGTAATGGCTTGAGCTTTACCTATTCTAGTTTGAGGTATAAGAGCTTCGAAGTATTGATCAAACGCAGCGACAAACTTTCTTTCTGACTCAGTTGTAAACATACTGCTCTCGCTACCGCCACCTATTTCTAGCTTTTCGTTATTACCAAATATTTGTTGATAAATAATCTGAGCTTTTTGTGGATCCTGCAAGTAAGAACCTATCATAGCGTTTCTAGCATTTTGAGTTACAGCCATAGCACCAGCTACGTTAGTTGCTTCTACAGCATAACGCATAGTGCCTTGGTCGTTAGTTACAAACTTAGCGTTATTTATGTCTACATATTCTTGAGATATGTTACCATTTTTGTCTGTAATTTTAGCACCTAAAAGCATGTCGCTTATTTCTTTATCTATGTTAGGCACTGTAAGAGGGTCGAAAGATAAAAACAAACCAGCGTCTTCATCTATATAACCTTTTTCTGTTTGCTTAGATATTTGATCACTAGTAAGCCTTATTCTAAAATTCATATCTTTATCAAGATAATATTCAGAAGTACCGTTTTTAGTAGTACCAGTAAGTGCCGGCATACCTAGGTTATAATTTTTATTTGAATCAGTACCTACCGTAGCTACACCACCTTGATTACCAACTTTAGAAGGATTTTCAATAACATCAGAGCTATATGTGCTTGTAGAGTCTTGTATACTCGCTATAAGACCTTGATATTCACCAAGTTTACGCATAACTCTAGCTTGTTGATTCATATACTTAGTACGATCTTCTTGATTTTGCGCTTGCTTGATATCTAACCTTAATTTAGAATTAGCGCTAATAAGGTCAAAGCCAAGCTTGTATAGCGAATCATTGTTAATACCAGCTTTAGCCAGCTGATTAATCAGTTGTTGCTGCTGCTGTGTTTGAAACTTATAGTTTTCTTCTTCGTTTTTTCTAGCTTGTAAAGCTTCAGCGTTACGCTTATCAAAAACACCTTGCAATGCTTTATTAAAACCCTGCCCTAAGTCAGACAAAGTTTTAGCATATATAAAACCTGATTTATCTAAAACAGTTTGAGGTCTTTCATAAGCTCCAGCTGTAGTGTATTTGCCTGAAAATTTTGGTAAGTTTGCCATGTTATTATTCTTGTTTTAAACCTTGAGCTAAAAAAGTCATTCCAGCGCTACCGACTGTATTCATAGCCCCACCAAACATAGAAGCTTGTTGCGATCTATAGTTAGCTTCTTGCTGCGCTTGCCCAGTTATTTGAGCTTGAATTCTATTCATTTTCTCTGTTTCTCTACGCTCTTTTTGACCATAAACAAACTCTTTACCTAAAACACCTGCTTGTTGTATACGCCCTGCTTCACCCATTTGAGCTCTTTGAACACGCTGTGCTTCAGCCATTTGAAGACGTTCTTGAACTTGTTGTCCTTGAGCTTTTAACTGTTCGTTTTGAGCTTCTTGTCTTTCAATATCCGCTGATATACCTCGTTTACTTTTTAAAGCAGCTTGAGCAAGAGCCGTTGCGCCACCCGCGCTAGCACCAGTAGCCATAAGAGTATCAAGAGTATTTGCTAAAGCTATATCTGCTTCTTCAGCTTGGAATTCAGCTGCTTGTGTAGCTACACTTAAATTAGCATATGGATTTGAAACAATATTAGATGTATCAGTAATAAAACCTTGCAGCGAAGTAACATCACTATAAGGATTTATAATAGGTTGTCTACTATTTTCTAAACCCTCTAATTTACCTTGTAGTCTTCTTTTTTCACTTGCCGCGCGCCTAGCTCTTTTGCCAGCTCCTATACCACCAAATATACCGCCAAGCACGCTAGAGCCAGTAGAAGCAATACCAGCAATAGCTAATGGACCTAAACCGTAGTTAAGACCAATCACATCTGGTCCGTACCAGACGTTGTGTAATATTTCTAATAATTGTTCCATAATTTTTATTTAATAAGCTGATTCAACATACTCAGATGAAACCGCGAATAATTCCATTGGCTGTGTTTTAGCGTCTACAATATTTTGATTAACATTTACTTTTCCTGTTTCTATTTTAACAACAGCGTAATAACCTTTAACACCAGTCATATCATCACCAAACACAACCTCACCGGCTGTAGCTGGACTAGAATTAACTATGCTAGCGTAGTACTTACCTTCTTTTAAGTAGAAACCAGCGTTATAAACTGAAGTATTAACACTATTAATTTGCAACACAGCTGCGCCGTTACCGCCAGAAACCGTTAGGTTTTCACCGTTTTTATACCCAGTACCAACTTGATTTATAACAACCGATTGTATAGCGCCAGCGCCAGACACCTGCGTTATGTTGCAAGAGAAACCTGTACCAGCTCCAGTTGTAGCAACACTAACGTTGTTTGCTAAGCCATACGCCGCGCCTGCGTTTGTTATAATAACCTCTTGTATAGTTTGCTCTTCATAAAGACCCGCAGCGTTACTTAAAACTACGTTAGCAGTATCGTTTAAATCAAAAGATCTGCTAGCTTTATATTCACTAATTTTCCAACCGCTAGATCCTTCGTAGTTTACAGTCTTAAATACTTTTGACATGCTTACCTTAGGATTAAACACAAACGTTATAGAAGAATTACTTGACACGCCGTAAAAAGTATTTCTATCATACAGACCTGTAGCAGCATTAAAATTATCTACGTAATGTTTATATAAAGATCCATCTTTAAAAGTATAAAAATCGCTTTGAATACTAATAGCCTGATCAGGTTCGTATGTAAAAAAGCTAGGCCACCCTAAAACTTGCTCATCAAAACTAAGTGTGTTAAACGTAGGGTTGTTAGCATTTGGGTTTTGTTGTAAAGATAATACATATTGCTTGTTGTATATATCCCAACTACCTAAAGCTTTACCAGGTAAATCATTTGTTTGATCTAAATTATCAAATTGATCTCTAAAATAATCTATCATACCGTAATTAGATATTTCAGTTAGACCATCTCTTGACAATCTCATTACAGCATTTCTGTCTTTGTCTGTAAAATATTTTCTATACCCATACACAGCAAAGCTTTCTGGGTTTTGGCTAATACCAAAATTACCTGTAAAAGGTTGTATAGTACCTATAGTAGTGTTTATATTTGATATAGATGTACTACCTTCAGCGGTATATATAGCGTCTTTATCTATAAGAGCTCTACTAACTTTGTTTTCTTGGAATATAATAAGATTTGTATCTTCAGCATATAGCTTTTGTATACTACCGTTTGCTGGGTCAGCTGATTTAGTTATATCATCACCTACAGAAAAAACGTTAGTATCATTTACACCTGTAGTAGAATTATAAATACCAGAATATATAAGACTATTAAATCTTATAGAAGAATTAGGTTCGTCTTCTACTATAAAAGCTCTTGGTCCTAACTCTACGGTTGTATTGTTATAACCACCTCTAATACGTGATTCTTCTATAGCCCAACTATCTGCTTGAGTAGTAGCCGCGGATATTACAGGATAACCACCGTCAACACCAGGCGGAACACCAAACGAACCGTTCCAATCTAACGCGCTTGATGTTATAGTCTTTTTTAAAATAAAAGTATTGTAGTAATCTACTTCGATTATTGCACCCATTATTATATTATCACTTGATTATTTAAGTATATACACAAGGACTTGACGCTGTTGTTCTAAGTCCAGAAGCGTTAAATGTAGCTGTATAAGCACCGTCTTTATTTTGTTCTAAGTTTACAGACGGTCTTTGGAATCTGTAAGTACCACTTGTTAATGTTTTTACCTGTGTTAAGCTAGTGTTGCTATATAGTTGAGTAACGTATTTAGTTATTCTTTCTCTAGCGTAAACAGTTGTAGGCATGCTACTAGAACAATTTGCGCCAACTGCAGATATTTTATACTCATAATAAAGCGGACCTGTGCCTATTTGAGGGTAATTAGCATCACCAACTTCAGTTGTCATTGTTGTAGAAGAACTTACGCTGCCACTACAACTAGGATATTGAAGATTAGTACCATTAAGGTTTGGTTGTATAATTCTATATTCTCCAGCGCCATTACTAGAACCTCCAACACCGAATACTTGTATTTTAGTACCAGTTTGATTTGAACTACCGCTATTTGTAACTTCAAAATTACCAGCGGTAGTAGGACCAGTATTGCTAGTCATACCACCTTTTATACCCAACCACTGTCCATTAAGATTAGAACTTACACCGTTAACATCTGTAGCGTTTATCCAAGTAGCACTACTATTAGCTCTATACTGAACAACTGGAGCGTTAACTAAAGCAACTGTTGAACTCACATCAGCATTAAAAACAGACATACTAACAAAGAATTGACCTTGTGTTAAAGCTCCTTTTAAATTATTTTTAACATATATATTACCTGTTTGAGTATATTTGTTAGATGGTGATGTACATAAAAAATTAGTTGCAACTGTAGGATCTGAAGCAGAAAAAGGTATACCATTTATTGTAGCACCACCAGTAGTATTAGCACCTTCAACAACTGTTATTATGTCATTTAAAGAATAACCACTACCAGCTTCTTCTACAGATAAACTCTGTATAGCGCCACCTGCTAAAACTTGGTTTACTTTTAAACCAGTACCACCTAAAGGCAAAACAGTAGTTGATAAATCAGTAGTGTCTGTATATCCAGACCCTGGAACTAGAGTTGTGAAAGAATATATCTTTGGCACGGGAGGTGTTGCTAGTAATGAACTATCAGTTACATCAGTGTCACTATCTACAAAAGCTAAAAGATTATATTCCCCATCAAAAGCTTCTAATGTTATTCCTTGGTTAAAATTACTATCAACTGGAGGCACACCTACATTTACAACAAAAGTACAATCAGCAGTTAAAAATCCAGCTGTTCCACCCGCATCAATCACTCTTACAGTTACATCATAAGCGCCTATGCCATTTGAAACTGTCAATAAGCCAGAGCTATTTATACTGAACACAGTAACGTCTAAGCCATTTTGTTGTTGCGATTGTATAGACCAAACCAAATCACTAGCTTGTTGACCAGTAGCTGCAATAGCACCATTAACAGCAGCAAATGTTTTAACCGTAGTATCACCAGCGCCTATAGTAACGGGCGTTGTGCAATTTGTTATAGTAGGAGCTATGTTTGTTAAGTTTCCAGTTTTTACTATAGTATTAGTTATACCTGCCGCATCAGTTACGTCAACACTAAAAGTGTAATTTTCTGTAGCGCTAGAACCAGGGGCGTAATAAAACACGTCGTTAGTAGTAAGTCTTAACACGTCTTTTGGTGAACCACCTACTGTTATAGTACTTTTAGTTAAAGTAAATCTACTAGTAATATTAGACCCACCGCTTTTTAATACTTTAAAATTACTAATAGTATATGTAGGTATTTGAACTCCTAAAGCTGTTTGAGGATAAAAATAACCAGTATAAGGTGCTGTAGTAGAAGCGTTTACAATTGTACTAGCAGATGCCATAGCTTCTGTTTGCAAATAATTCCAAGCATTAAAATTACTAGCGCCTTGATTGTTATTAACCTGTGGGTTTAAAACAGATATTAGCCCAGCAGTGCTTGTTTCAAAAAATAAATCCAATCTGCTTTCAACAGGTTCTGTTTCAAGTATTGCTAATTGATTCATTTGAGGATAAGGTTGTCCAGCTCCTTGCGCTGTACCTATACCACTTGCTTTTGTACTAATCATTTTACCTATAAGAGGATTTGATGAAGCGTCGTAAAATATGTTAACCGCGCCAGTTGTAGTGGTTGTCACTGGAGGAATTACACCATCAACATCAAATAAATCTTTTAAATCTGATATTACGTTTACAGTTATGCTTTGTGGTACTAAGTCTGTAGCACTAATATTAGGATTGTACTGCTCGTTACCTACAGTGCTATAAGCACCACCAGCTGTTGTGTTTTGAACTCTACCAAATAATTGCACAGAACTTCTAAACTGACGTTGATCAGGCCCTACTTCAGATAAATCTCTAGGAACTTTATTTATATTATCGTTAAACAAAGTTGTTTGACTTGTCAATTGTTCAAACGCAGTTCCTCCTGTTGTATCTAAAGGACCTTTAACTATACCAGGCAAATATACGTTATAATACTCTTGTTCTTTTTGTTGTACTACAATTTTATAGCTATACCAACCTAAAGGATTGTAATCATAATCAGTAGTAAAATTATTATAAAGACCAGGTTCACCTGTTTCTGGATTAGCAATTCTAACATCAGAATTACTAGTAGTATCATTTCCATTTATACCACTAGTTATTTCAGATAAAACTTCTATTTTCAAAGAATCACCTCTCCAAGTTATAGAACTTCCAGGGGTTTGATAAGGATTAAAAACAGTTGACGCACCAAAACCGTTAGCAGTTAATGTATCTGAATCATTTGTAGATAACAAAACAGATGATTGTCTACCAAATCTATCTGATAAAACAAAACCAGCTTGATAATTTCTATTTTCTTTTAATGAAGAGTTTGGGTAAGCAACTACACCTTTATTGCTATTTAAATTTTGTATTTCAAATTTTTCATTTGTAGCAACTTGGTAGTTTATACTAGATGGCGGTGTATGTTTGTTTTGGAAATTACCATATATAACTCTATTGCTAGCAAGCTCTTGACTAAATGCTTTTACTGGTATTTTATCAAACACACGTATTAACTCATCTTCTGGTAAAGTTTTAAAAGGCTTAGTACCTAAATAATTGTATGTAAAAATATTAGTAGACGCAGCGCCTGCAACGACTCTACTAACAGGTAAAGTTTCTATAACTTGAACAGCTAAAGAATCTGATTCTTTGTATAAAATATCTACTTCTGTAATTTTAAAAGTATCTACAAGTGTAGCACCGCTAGATGGTAAAGGTAAATTTAACTGTATATAGTTAATTTTGTTTTCCATAAACTGAACTACAGTGCTTTCTATGGCTGACTGCTCATTATTGTTTATAAAATAACCATCTTGTTTAGGTATAAAAGTTGTTTGAGTAAAAGGTGCAAATATAGAATATTCGCCATCATCAAATCTAAATCTATAACTAAACTTAGCAAATTTATCTTCTAAAAAATCTACATCACCTGTATAATTTGTTATTAAATACGGGTTAGTGGTTCCGCTAGTAGCAAGAGGAATGTTAGGACTTACCACGTCTTTCATAGCAGTTTCGTAACTTGTGAACGTAAGTGTAGTGCTGCTAAAATTTTGTTGCTTGTTAAACGTAACGCTTGGACTTGAAAATCCTGAAACAAAAGTATTTGGTAAAACTCCTGAACCTGTTACTAATTGCCCTACTTTTATATTACCAGATATAGACGTTACGCTTATAGTACTTACATTAGAAGCAGCGCCCGTAGCAGTAGCCTTTGCAGCTGCTAACGCACTTAATTGGTAAAGTCGTATTGGTTCATAAGGATTATATTTAGCTACAGATATTTGATCTTCTGTAGTATAATAAGTAGCTGCAGCTGGAGTATTACCTCCTCTTGTTATGTTTACTTTTCTAGGTTGGTTTCTATTGTCTGTAAAGAATAATAAGTTTTCTAACAAATTAACTCCTATAATAGGATTTTTTTGAGAAAAGTTTAAAAAGTTTCCTGTAGCTATTACCCTAAAAGCACCACTCTGAGGACTGTAAGAAGTTATAAAATTATTACCTAATAAACCTGTAAGTTTTAAAATCAAACCGTTAGCTAAACCTGTAGAGTTATTACCTAAACCGTTTTGAAAAAGTTGTCCAGGAAAATTAATATCAACGTTTGTTACTCCTCCGCTTCCATCTACAGAAGCAACTGTAACATTAGCGTTATAACCAGAAGCTCCAAAATTTCCATCAACACTAATTTCGTCACCTACTGTATAACCAGTACCAGCAGCTACTATAGCCAAACTACCTATAGCTCCTACGGGTAAATAACCATTTGGTATATTAGGCGTGCCATTAGCTCCATTTAATATTTCACCGGTATTGTCTGTCCAAAAACTATAAATAATATTATTAAAATCATCTACAAAATTACCAATACATTTTATATTTGGATCTACTGTAGCTGTAGGCGTTTTTAATGCCGACGCAAAGTTTTTAGTCAGTTCATTACCATAAACACTTTCCAAAGCACCTACATCAGGACCTTGTGATTTACTAATCTGCACGTTCTGCGCGTCGCGATATTCGCCATTAGGTATTAGTCTATCATCTAAGTCTTTATTCATTTTAGACTTAATGAAAGCATTTTTAACTTCAGCCATTTAATTCTAGTGTTTTATCCATTTAGATTTACCACGCATAACTTGCACGAACTCGTTTAGCTTAATATTAGATAAACGTATTTTAGCGTTACGTAGTTTTGCAGACTTTTCTTTTTTAAGTCTTTGTACTATATATTCAGGCTGGTTTATTCTTGTAGAAATTATAGCATGAATAATATAAGCATACATAGCTTCTTCAGCCATCTTAGGTATTTCAGTATCTAAATCACTCGAAAGACCATCTGATATATATTCTAAGTTTATTATTTTATCAACTAAGTTATTAGAAAAAGATATTTTATTTATTCTATCATTGATATTAAAATAACCGTTCATATTAGCATACTGAGGTTCTAATCCATATTGCTGGCCGTACCCAACCATACCAATGTAATCATTAAAAAACTCAGCAGCTGCAAAAGAATCATTTAATAAATTTGTTTCTTTATCTAAATTGTTAGTAGCCCACCTGTCGTCTATAATAGAATTACCTGTTTCTATATTATCGTCAAAATTATCTTGAATAGGAACCCCGCTAGTGTCTTGAACAGGTAGTTCTGTAGGGCTTTGATGTAAGTTGTTGGTAGGCATTATAATATGCTGACGACCCGCTTGGTCTACCCAATATATGTTTACATAATTAACGTAATCCTGCGGTAAGGGTACGCTTAAATTTTTAGGAATAGTAAGTTCTTGCGACTTTTTACTTTTAAGCGTGTCGTAGCTAAACTCTTGTAATGCGCGTTTTGCATGAAAAATAATATCAGTACGTTTTACACTTGGTATTAATTTTCCAGCCCCTACATAAGCTATTAAAAAATTATTTATAACTTCGTTTAGTTTTATATAAGAATATGATCCGTAATTATCTTCAACGGTAGTTCCAAAAGCTTTATCAGTTATTAAATTACCATAGTTACCACCATCTAATTTTTTAAGTTGTACAACTAAAATTAAATTAGCAGCTAAAGCTCCTGTTACAGTTATAGTATTACCAGAAACAGTATATGCAGATGTAAATTCGGAGTAACTACCAGCAGCGCCTGTAGTACTACTGTATAATTTAAAATTATTTTGAGCATAAATTACATCTTGCGGGTTAAAAGATTTAAAAATTAAATCTGTATTAAATGTAGTTGTAAAACTTTGCCCAACTGTCCCGCCTGCATCAGCTGTAAATGACTGTGCGCCTTCGTAATACTGTCTATTGTTTTCTGTAAGTAATGCCATGTGTTAGCTTTTTGAGTTTGCTTCTTCTTTTTGTATTTGAGAAGCTGCAACTTGTATTATTTGAGGATCTCTTATAATTACACCAGCATAAAATAATATTTTAGTAATAACTTCTGTTTGTTCTGGATTTGATAATTCAAAATTTTGAGAACCATTAGCATTAAAAATGTATTGGCCTTGTCCGCCTGTAGAATAGTTCCAAGTAATATTTTTAGGAGTTCTTAAAAAGTTAACAGTTATAGATTGATTAGTACTAGTTATAGTAGTAGGTCGCACATACAACTTTTGGTTTTCATAAAGATAAGTAGGAAAACTTTTTGTAGACTCTGTTAAAGGAGATAATTGAATGTTATAAAATTCGTTACGTTGTAGTCTTTGTAACTCTATTGATTTACCGTATTCGTTATTATATACTACGGTTCCAAGTTCGTAGAAATAAACTTGATTAGCGGCTAACGTATTACCGCTATAAATAATATTATTGCTATATGTATCTACTGTAGGTAATTCCCAGTAAGATCCAACAGCATTATACGTGGCGTTGCCAAACGTTTCAAATATAGATATATCTGCATCAATACTTAAATGCCTATCTGCATAGTCTATATCAGCTTGAGGAACTCTTAGTTGTTGGTTTAAGCTGTTAAAATAGTTTTTAAATATTTCTAACTGGACTTGAGAACCAATTTTATTAAACTCATCAGGCGTCATATAACCACGCTGTTCTTTGTTTAATATCAACAAGACAGTTTTATATACTGTATCTACGTTTATTGCCATTGATTTTTTTTATTTATATACAGGGCGCATTACACGCCCTGATATATTATTACACGTTAGAGAAGTTTTTTCTCTATTGATTTATAGACTTCTACGCCTTCGTCTGTTTTAAACCACGCAGCCATTGCTGAGTATGGGTTTTCATCAAACGGTATATTCATTAATTTTCTTCCATTGCTACCCCAAGTAAATGTTCTTTGATCTTGTGAAAGTAAAATAATACCATTTTCACAAGCTACAATAGCTACATTTCTTAGTTGTACATTTTCATCATTTGCTAATTCTACAAACAGTTTAGGATTGTTTTTAGCAAATAATAACAAATCACGTTTAAGTTCTTTAGAACTCATCTGAGATACTTTAGAACCAACCTCTACACGCATAATAGCTTCTATTTGATCTATATCCATAGCCTTAGCAGCATTAAGCGCATCGATCTGCAATTCGATAACATCAAGTTCATCTTCTGCTTCTTGAACAGCACTAAACTCTTCGTATAATCTACCTTTTAAAGGGTGGTATAATGAAAGTAATTTTTGTAGGTTTTGTTGTTGTTTAGGTACGTTTAATGATCCGTCTCTAAACATAATGTGACCTAAAGTTACTTCACCTTTTTGTTCATCAACAAGTGGTGAATCTTGGTTTGTTGCATATCTAATTTCTCTTTGCTTACCTGTAGCATTATCGAAATATAGTAACGCATGTTTTTTAGTGTGTCTACCTGGAATTTTTAAAGTTAAAGGAGATTTATCACCTGTTAAATAATATATACGATCTTTAATTTCCCACTCAGGTTTACTTGGTTTTTGTTCTACAGTTTTAGCCTTAACTGTTTTTTGAGGTGCAACCTCAATTGTTTCTACTGCTTTAGCTTCTTTAGCCATGATATAATAAAATTAAATAATTAAAAAAAATAATATTTGGGGCCACGGTTAAGTAGCCCCAGATATTAATAAGTGATTACACTCCTTTGAATAATACAAAGTTGTTAGCCGCTTGAGTTACCAAACATCTTTCAGATAGGAAGTTTACTTCCATTGCATCAAGAGTTGAGGTAAAAGCACCACCAGCAGAACCAGTTAGCCAAGACTTCATACGACGATCATCAGATTGTGAAGCTCTATATCGTACGTGTAAGAACGGACGACGGATGTTGCTTCCTAGAATCTGATCGTAAACTGTACTTGTTCCAGCAGGAATTAATACACCTTCGATAGAGTTGATTCCAGTAACACCACCACGAGTAGAAGCGTCATTTAGATATTTCCAATCAGTCTTATAAAAATCGTAAGAACCTCTACGGAATCCAGAGAATCCTAAGTTCAATGCCATTTCTTCAGAATTTTCGAAAAGACCAAACGCAGTACCGCCAGCACCACCAGCTGAAATTGCAGATAGCATATCGTCAAAGTCTAATGAAGTTTGACGTTGTAAGAACAACATGTTTTCTTCAATAGCTCCTTGAGTATCTAGGTTTTTAAGAATCGCATCAAATTCATCTAGTCCAGCAGCAGCAGTAAATCCTACTTCTACATTACCACGAGCTTGAATAGCAGCGAATAAACCTTGAGTACCAGGAACAAGACCTGAACCAACACCAGCACCCGCGCCAATAGTACTTAGTTCGCCTTCAATTAAAGCTGTTTCTAAGTAATCTTCAAAACGTAAACGAGTTTCAGATTCAGCTTTTAAATACCATAGATATCCAGAAGTACCGTCTTCAGTAGCAACTTCCACCCAACCAATTTGTGCCATATCAGAACCACTAATAACATATTGGTCTCTAATAATGATTGGAGAGTTAGAAAATTGAGTTAACTGTGGAGTAACAGAAATTCTAGGTTGAGTTCCAGCAGCAACAGTACCACCAGAAAGCATGCTAGTTCCTTTTGCATAAGCAGAACCATATACAAATACTTTGATGCTACCAGAAGTTAGTCCAGCACCACCAACACCGCCTGCCCAAGTAGTAACAGTAATGTCACCATTAGCACCACCAACAACTGCTTGTACAGAAGCTGTAACGATACCTTTTTGCTCAGCACCAGTTACAGTGTCTAAAATTACTACTGTATCATTTACAGAAATAACATTTTGAACTGTAGCTGCGCCAGCCGCAGGGGCTACTCGTATAACACCACCACCAGGCAGCGTACAGCTATCATAAGCAATGTGTAAACGGTTTTGTTCAGACCAAATAACTTGGTCAGATGTCATTGGCATCTCTGCGCCAACCATACGCAAGAATCCAGATAGTGTACGGTTTCCGTAACGCTCTACTTCTTGTTCGTAAATCTCAGGTAAAAACTGTTGTGCGAAATCTTCGCCAGCACCTGTGTTAAATTGTAGGTAGTTTGTCGGCAACAACTGTTGAGTTGAAGTTGGGACTAAACTACCAAATTGTGGAGTTAAAGCCATAATTTATTATTTAGTTAGTTAAATTTTTTAGTTTTGATTTTTAATTTTGAAGAATCAAGACCGCTAATTGCTTTTACCTTTAACCCATTAACAAATACATCACCAGAGGCAGTTTGCCTAGGTTCATTACTTATGTTTTTAGATTTAGCCATAACATCTTTAATAGCATCAGCTTTGCCTTGCTCGTAAAAATGTTGTGCTATGGTATCAGCATTTCGCGCTGCGTATAAAGCTTTGTGGTAACCTTTAGTATCTGTTATTTCATTTTTATCATTTAAGAACGTCTTAATGAAGTTTGTAATATCAGATTGTGCATCAGCCACCTGTGTTGGATTTTTAATACCATACCTAAATTTTTTATCACTAACTTTAAAATCGAAACCTTCGAAATCATTATTTAATAAATTTTTAGTACGGCTTATAAAGTCCTTATGCTTTGCTTGCACAGCTTCTTGCTCTTCGTTGTATCGGTTGAAAAAGTCTGTTGCTTTTTGTTGATCTTGAGTTACTCCGGGTCTCAACTTGATTTCGTCGTAATATTTATTCTTAAGATCTTCTAAAAAGTTTTTAGCTTTTGCAGCCTCCTCTTTAAACGCAATTTTCTTTTTGCGTATATCTTTTGGTTCATCTATATCTTCATCGTAATCAAAGTCTTCTAATAAAAGACTTACATCTTCTGAATCTAAATGTGGTTTAGTTTGTTTATAATATTCTTTAATTAAAGTATTACTATCAACATTGGTATAATCTGCATTAAGCCTAACATAGTCTTCTACAGTACCGCCAGTCTCTTCCATAAAAGAAACTAGCTTTTCAATATTTTCAGGTAAAACTCTTTGCTCTTGTACAGCTTGCTCTACTTCTTTAGTTACTTCAGGTTGATCTTGTTCTTCTTCAGTATCTTCAATTACAGTTAAAGGAGATTCTACTTCTTCACTGGAGGTCCGTACTTCTTCAACCACTTCTTTGCTGTCGCCACTGTCTTTGGGCTCTTCGATAATAGCATTGCTATCATTTGTCTCTTGTGTTTGAACGGCATCTTCTTTATCTTCGTTTGGTACCACTACTTTGGTAACGTTTGATTCTACTTCTACTAAAGGTTCTTTCATGTTAACTTTAATAGGTTCACTTGTGTTATTACCTAAATTTTTAGGCTTTGAAGGGGTTTTTATTTTAAACTCTCCTTCTTGTTTTACTTCTTCTGACATAATATAATAGTATAAAATTAAAGGATTTTATTTTCAACGAGGCTCAAACTCTTCAAGTCCAAATCCTCCTAGTGAGTCAAATCCAGATGACTCAAAGTTTTTAGGTAGTTCATCGTTTTGACGCTGTGAAATCATTTCTGATTGTTGCGTACCTATAATTCTAGCACGCTCGTCTTTACGATCTTCTATTTCACTTTCTTTAGCTTTTTCAACATCAGCTCTAGCTTTTGCCAACTGCATGTTAAAGTTAAATTCTTCACTCATTAAACCGCGTTTAATTTGAGCTTCAGTTTGCATGCGTTGTATTTCAAACTGCGACTTAGCTTGTTCTAGTTGAACTTTCTGCTCGTTAATAACTTGTTGTTTTTGAGTTTCAGCTAACGCTGCTCTTTCTGCAGATTCAGCATTAGCATTTGCTTGAGCTTGTATATTGGCCAACTGAGCTTGTTGAGCTTGCTCTGCTTTTATTTTTTGTCTATATTTTAAAAACTGATTAGCTAGCTTTAAGTTTTTTATTTCTCTTATATCTATAGCATCTTCTAAACCAATTTGGCCTCCTTGTAATGCTATTTGTATATTGCGTTCTAAACCTGCTTGCTCTTCTTCATCTGGTTCTAATTCTAAAAATATACCAAATTCGTGCATATTAAGCTTATCTACTTCAGATAATGTAGATACATTAAATTGATTTATAGAGCTCATTAAAGACTGCTTAAGTAGTGGAAACTCTAGCATATCAGCAACACGCAGACTTATATTTTCAGCTGAGCGTATTGTTAAATACATTAAAGACTGAAGTATATGCTTAGTAGCTGTATTAGATGCAGCTGCGGCTAGTTTTTGTAAACCAACTAATGAATCTTTAGCTGGTTGACTACCATCTCTAGCTTCGTTAAGCCCGGTCACGTCTCTAATCATTTGCAGGTAATACTGATACGTTTGTATAAGCGCTTGTATTTTGCTTATTCCAGACGATGTTTGTAATTCTTGTATTGGTACTTTACCTCTGTTAGGATCACCATCTTGCGTTAAACTTCTACCAACAATACTACCAGTTTGGAAGTACATGTTCAAAGCCTCTGCAGGGTTATAATTAGTACCATTACCAAGATCAACTTCAGCTAATCCATCTACGTCAACATAAACACCATCAGGTACCATACGTGATAGTACTTGCTGTAATTTTAAATGCGTAAGCTGTATCATATCGGCGAAACCAATACACTTACTTACTAATGATTCTATTCTGCCCTTATACATACGAGGAGCAGATATAGCATAATTCATTTCAACTTTAGTTTGATCGCTATAAGGTCTAGTCATGTTTTTAGCTAGTTCCCATTTAAGCATTTTTTCTTGACCAAGAATTTTAGCGCCACTGTATAAAACTTCTATAGCTCTATGTACTTTATTAAAGTTGTCAGTTTCAGGCGGATTAAATGAATCATCTTTTTCAAGAGCTTTTTCAAGACCTTGATCTGTTTGTTTTATTTTAAATACTTGATTTTGATAAGTTTTGTATTCAAAATATAATACTTGTATTAAGTTTCTGTCGTAATCATAATTATAAAAATTACTTCTATAATTATTATTGCCTGAATATTCTTGTATTTCTTTTAACTCTGATTGAGTTAAGTAAGGAAATTGTTTTTTAATTTCTTCAAGAGATAAACTTTTAACTTCCCCTACGTAGTATATATCTTCAAAGTTAGGATCGTCGGTATAAGAATAAACTAAATTAGCTGGATCTACATAATCAACAGTCACACCATTAGCTAGATTAAAATTAGTTTTAACACAACTAATACCTAACACTGTTAAATCGTAAGCTAATCGTTTTTTAGTTTCATCATATTTATTATAATTAAATACGTTACTAATAACTTCTTCTTCAGCTATTTCTATAGCTTGCTTATAATTTAATTGAAGATAAAGATCTAGTTCTTCTTTATTTACAGGTAATTCTTGAGGATCAGGCGATGCGTAAAAGTTTTGACCAGTAGCAGCGTTAAGCTGATCAATCATTTCTTTATTTTCTATATCACGCAAAGCATTAAAAGCAAAGTCAGTTCTTTGTTTTATAGCATACGGATCTGAAGCAAAAGATTTTATTTCATAACCTTTATCTGTCATACCGTTAACTACAATATCTACAAATTTAGATAATACAGCTACTGGTTTCCAGTCTAAATTAAGATAAGACAAATCACCATTTATAGATAATTCATCTTTGTATTTAGCTACACTTTGCTCTCCGCGAGCATAAAGTCTTAGATCATTAAATCTAGACCAGTTGTTTCCAAATCTTCCACCGTTTCCAGTTCCTCTGTCTCCTCTAAACCATTCGTCTTCCACAGCTTTCGCTACGGCTAAACCATATTCATAAGTCTTTTTCTCTGCGTCTGGTACTACCTGACTTGGAAAAGTGCTACTAGAATTAGTATAAATCATCTATTTTATTATTTTTGAAATACTACCTTGGTTATCAAACTTCTTGAAGCCCAAAGGAACAACATTTTTTTTAACTACGTTTATAGGTGTATACCTATTTTTATTACAAGCCATAATAGCTAAGCCAGAGCTTATCGAAGCATCGTGCTTTGTTCTATTGTTTATATTAAATTTAGACCAGTCTTCTAAAGTCTCTTGAAAATACATATCACCATACATAGTCTCTTTAAGCCCAACATAATCTTCTATATAAGATTCTATAGCAGCGGCATGAGCTTGTTTAATATCTTCTGATGAGTTAGGTATTCCACCTATCTCTCTTTCTGCTACAGACAGTTTTAATTTATCTGGTCTGTTCATTGAGAAAGCTCTGTAACCTCTACGTTTTAAATAATATAAAAGTCTTGGTTTGTTATTTTCTGCTAATATTGGCATACCGTAAAAGTGTAATGCCATTAGTACATCTTCAAAGAATATCTCAGCCGTTGGAGGTCTTGATATATATTCTAAAAAAAACATATTAGCCGGTACGTTTTCCATAGAGAATTTTGTAAGCCCGTGAAGAGCTCCGTTAGATCCTCTATTATCTACTGTACCTGATATATCGTATGAGTCACACCCGAAAGCACCGCAATGCTCGTTGCCGGGATATTTAACTCCATTCTTTATTATTACACGATTTTGTAATTCTATAGGTGGAACCCAAGAAACTAAAAACCTACCGTTTTTATTTGGCATAAAATTAACAATGGTATCTTTGATACCACCTTGCCAAACAAAGTTACCTCTTGTTATTAGTTTAAAATTATCAGACTCTTCGTTGTAATCTATTTGCTCGTATATCTTAGTTAGATTAAATAAAGACTCTTTTGTTTCATCTCTAAAAGCATGCTGCTCAGTTCTGGGAAACTGACGATAGTATTCGTTTAAACTATCCTGATCACCTTTTAAACCATCAACTTCGTTTTGCCAGTGATTTATAACACCTACTTCAATTTGTAACCCGTCTGCACCTTCAACTGATTTTGCCGGCGTATCAAAGACAGGGTGTCCATAAGTATCAATGAATCCTTCGTAATTCCACTCCATAGGTATGAACAAAGAATATAGTCCTGAGCTAGTCTGTCCATTGCGGTTTCTTTTAGTGGCATCTGATGCATTGTATAATTTTTTAAAGTTTTCACCTCCTTTATCAAGAGAGTTACTTGTAGAACCCATCATGCATTTACCTACAACTCTGCTACCTAATCTAAGAGTTGTTTTTGTAACCCTCCAGTTGTTTAATATGTTATCAGGTCTTTCCCATTTACCTGATTCATCGTGCACGAGCAGTTTTAGTTTTTCACCATCATAGCTGTTATCCCCTGTATTTTTCCAGTCGATAGTAGTGTCAAGCCCTACAACTTCTTCAGGTGTTTCGCCTTGATCTAGCTTTCTACGAGTTAGCTTTGAAGCTGGTACTCTGTAGGCAAGCTCTGTTTTAGGACGATCCATACCGTCTTGTATTGGTTTAAAAAAGAAAGGATAGTTAATTGATATTGGTACTACTTTGTCGGTAAACATTTTTTTAGCATCAGCCCCTGATTTTGATAAGATACCGAATCTTGCATCGCTTGATATTGTTGCAAGGTTAACAATTTCCCCTGATGCCATGAAGCTAAAACCAGACCTTCTGTTTTTAAGGTAGCACATGCCGTAGCATCTTGTGTCTGCTTTGCAAGCTTCCCAGAATATAAAAAATAATCTGTTTGACTCCCTAAAGTCTGCTGCCCCAACATCAATCTTGCTCCACTGCAAGTACATGTAATGAGTGCCAGTAAGATAAGTAGCAACACCTTTGTTATTGAACCAGTGACCTTCATCACGACGCTTAAACTCTTCGTCAATATACTCATACCATCTTTCTTTAAAGTGCTCCGGGTATTTATTCCACTCAAATACACTTTTTATTTTATTTAATTCTTTAGGATATTCTTCTCTAGACCATTTGTCTTTATCCTTATTTAATTTACCTTTAAAAGGTGGTAATGCTATTTTAAGGTTTTGTATTTCGTATATATCACCTATTTGACCTGTCTTACTTATAACGACTATGTCGTGTTCTTTGTTGTAGCCATACTCCCACTTTTTGCTTTTGTTATTTCTTTTAAGCACGTGAGGTTTTACGTGATCTGTAAGTACAGTAAATAAGTTTTGGCCGTGCATTACTTAGATCTACCTTCTGCAAAACCCTGAAAGGATTTTTGTTTACTATTACTTGATTTATCTTCAAGCATGTTTTTTTCTTCTTCAATGCGGTTAAGTATTTCAAACGCATCGAATATAGCTAACTTTTTTGTTGCAGCCGCGTTCTTTAAACGATCAGCCGAGATGTCATCATCTGAATCTACAATAGGTTCTTTAGCTACCTTAATTAATTCCTCAACTGCTCTTTGCCCAGCCTGGATTATATTCAACTTGGTTTTCTTGGTGCTCATACTTAATTACAATATCATTTGATTTCATACAATAAAGCCGCTGGTCATTTACAATAAACTCAAACTCACTATTAGGTGTAAAGCCTACAGTATCTCCCTCGTTTATTCCTTTAGCTTCTAAGGACTTATTACCATACTTTAGTATACCAATAAGCTTTTGCTCTTTATCGAGCTCTAGATCGTTATTATTTTCAAGTGGCATAGCAAAGCATCTATCAGCAAACGCATACCATTTGTATATTTTTTTGTATAAATATATTTGATCTACTTGACAAAAGTAAAGATCTTCTTTAAAGTATTTACTACTATTAACCTCTTTACCTTTTATATTATAATACCTTCTAAAGATATTATGGTGAACTATAATTTCATCACCCTCTTCTATAGGCGTATCAAAAGCAAGTGGCGTTGAAATAACAATAGCTTTGTTATTTACAAACTTATGTTTTTCAATACTAGTGTTTAGCAAAAGCTCTTTGCCATCTACATCTATAGAATTATCATAAACCTTACCAATAGGTTTTATAATAAAATCGTATACGCTTTTCATTAATATTCTAAATCATACTCAACAGATATAGCCATGTTAGAATTAAACTTCTTCCATGGCAATACCTCGTTGTTTTTCTTTATATGAATATTATAAGAACTATCTTGACCATCAAATAAAATATATGCAATCTCGTGGCCACCATAAACTTGTTGGCCCACAGAGTAGTGCATAGCATCATTTTTATAATCAGAACCAATGCTGATTTTTCTTATAACAGAATCCATTTTAGTCTTCTGATTTAACTACAGCTAAATCTTCTTCTTCTTCAGTTTCTATAATAGTATATTCACCTGTTGTAAGATCAATACTTATATTACCGTATTCCTTCTCAAGATCTTGTTTAGTTTTTTCTATACCTTCGTTTACAGTTGCTATTTTATGAAGCAATGAATGTTTGTTAGCTTCTAAAGCACCTATTTGGTTTATTAAACCACCAAGTTCTTCTTGTTGTTTAACAACTAATTCTAGTTGTTTATCTGTAATTTTTGCCATTTGATTTAATTTAATTATTATATATTGATAGTTACACTATTTGTTGTAAAATTACTTACAAGCCACGATATCACTTGCGGCGTTTGAAGCTGTAACTAAAACGTAGTCTACTATTACCGGTAGATAAGTTCCATTTTGAACTCCTTTAAATACTACCGCTTGGCCTGCTACTGGAAATCCAGAACCGCTAGCTCCTACTGTTCCAGCTAATATAACTGTAACATCACCACCAGTACCAACCCACAGTGCAGAGCTATTAAGCTTTGTTGTTGCATTGATAGTATTATTAGGTGTTACAGCAGCTGCTTCTGTTATAAAATCTGGCTGAGTTCCATATGATCCCATAGTTTTTATTTTTGTTGGTTATTTATTTTTTTTGATTTTTCCCACGTGCGACCTACAAAATAAGCGCCGTATACTGTTATAAGTAACGACTGGAATATCGGTACATATTGCTCTGCTATTTTAAATTCACCTACATTACCATCGAAAAAAGATAGTATAGTAAATACAACAGTAAGATATATAAGTACCATTGGTCGTATGTTTTTAGACAAGAAAGAATCAGAGTTCATATCCGATTCCCATCTAGCTGTTACTTGATCTTGAGCATCTTTATCTGCTTGCTCTAGCAACTCTTCAATTTTTAGCTTAGCCGCAAGTCTTTCTTCATCTGTAGTTGTCAAGTTATCTATAACTTTACCAACATCTTTAATGAGACCTCCAGTTATGAGTTGAAGAATTTTTTTCATTATATTAGCATTAATTTAAGCCTAATAATTTAGAAATCTTTTTTGCTTTTGTTTGCTCAAAACCAGAACGTGGCTTATCTTTAGCTAATTCAGAAACAGTCATACCACTACCAAATCCTCGTTCTTTACCATCTGCAATATATCCCGAACCTAAATATGTTCCTTCTTTTACGCTTACACCTGTTTTTGGAAATTTTTCAGTAGGTTCTATTATATCAAAATCAAAAACTTCAGTTGCTCGTTTTTTAACATCTTTCATTAACTGCCTATCGCCAGCAGCATCAAGCTGCCCTCTTTTGCTTCTAAATTGTTTTTCTAGATCTTTAGCATAGCTAAGACTATCGGATTTTTTTTGACTACGCAATTTAGCCGCTTTAGATTTAGCTGTTGCTAAAGTTGACATTTTATCCGTGTGTGGCGTGTCTGGATCTCCATGCATGTGAGCCGCTGATCCTTCTGCCATATACCCTACAGCATTACTTTTATGCTTCATGAAAGAAGCGGGGCTTTTTTTATATGCCATTTTCTTTGTTTTATTTTGTTTTATCGTAAGCTTCTTTTTCCCAAGGCAAATTCTTTGCCCCTTCTTTCATACTAGACCTAGGTATTTTTCTACCCTTCCAGTATACGTACTGATCGTCATAATCTAGATCACCTCTATTCATTTGATCTATATGAACCATCTCGTGATCAATAACTTCATCTTCTTGTTCAGGCGTCATGCCTTGTCTTAAGATTATAGTTCCATTATTATTAGCTTTACCAAGAACTCCATCTTCCATATTCACTCGGTAGATAGGTGTATTATCACCTGAATAAGGTGGTTTGTCCAGTTTAAATGCCATTAGTTATTATAAGGAAACTTTTTATTAAACCATTCTTTACGAGCAGAACAGCCGCAGGGGATATTTAAACCCTCTGCGACTCTATCTACTACAGTTTTTACTCCAGTAGCTTTAGTAAACTTCTCTATGCTGTCTCCTAAACCTCTAGACTTCATATTATGCTCCTGCTATAGCAGTTATTTTCACGCCTGTACTATTTTGTACAATTGCTAAAGGTCCTCCTGGATTTGCAGTTACAGCTGAAATAGCTTGATTAGCCCATTCTAAACCTTTTCCAGTAGTAGTGAATGTGTAGCTTTTACCAGCGCTAGTCATAACGCTCCAAGTATCTGCGCTACCTGTTCCATTTGCTGCTCCTTGAGCTACATAAACGATGTCACCGATTAATATATCTGAACCGTTTGTTGAACCGCCGTCTATGTCGATTGCTTTAATTTTAATGTAATTTGCCATTTTGTTTATGTTAATGTTAATGTTAGTGTTTGTGTTTGGCTAGGTTTGTACAGTCCTCTCTGTTTTATTTCTTTGTGTGATAAGCTTTCATTGGGCTATGACCCATATTCATTGCAGAAGCTCTTTTGTCTATAGGCATATCCTGCATTAAGTTTTTCTTTTCTTGTTTGGCAGATTCCATTTTCATAGGTGAATGACCCATATGGAGTGCTGAACTTGAGTGCTTTGACATCCAAGAACCTTGCATCTTCATAGGTGAATGACCCATCTCTGCTGGGCTATGACCCATATGCATCATTGATCCTTTCATTTTAGGCGCTGCACCTTTTTTCTTCATAGTGGATTCACCACCATATCCATATCCTTTTGGCATAATTTCTATTTTTTAAATTTTTTGTTATCGTATTTTAAATCGCCAGCTAACTTTGAAATATGTTTCTCGTCATCTGTCATTTGCTTGTCACTACCCCCGTGATGTGCATCATACAACACATCTTCTTTAAGATAATGCATATGTGCTTCGTCGTCTTTCTTAGTAGCGTCGTAGTTTTCTTTAGTTACTTTAGTGTGCGCGTGATCTTTTGACCACTTAGCATTACCAGTATACTGTCCGTAGTGTCCTTTGTGCATAATTACCATTTTACTTTGTCGGCCCAATAGGCGGCGGACATTTTACCTTTTTTAATGTTCTTTGCGTGACGAGCTTTAAAACTAGCACGTCGTGCTTTTTGCTTTGCAGACTCACCACTCTTTGGTTTACCCGCTGTTGTTACGCCTTGCTGACCAAAGCGTATTATTTTTTCTTTGCCTGCAGAACAAGCTCTAACTATATGTGATTTAGTTTTGTGATCTGGCGTGCGCCGAGGTTTGTTGCACTTAAGCGTTTTCTTATCAGTTGCCATATGTCCAGATTACATCAGGTGATTTATCATCATCAATATCTATATGAATAAAAGTATCACCAATACCTATACGGTCTATACCGTGTTCCATTAATTCTCTTACAAGTTCAAACCTGTATTTACTGTCTTTGCAAGCTATATCAGCCGCTAGACCTTTTAAATGAGATGAGTTAGGTTTCCCACCTACCTGTTGGTTGTGCGCTGGAGTACGATAACCTGAAGTTATAATAACAGGTTCGCCTAATTGCTCTCTAACGCTTTCAAGTATAAGTATAAGATCTTTACTCATCATCTGCCCGCTACCCTGCACGTCAGGCGAATCGAACTCTTCATAAGTGAAGTATCTTAGCATAAGCCGCAATTAAAACAAAATATACAATTCATTATTTTTTATTTTTAAGCTGCATCCATTTATGTAATGTATAACCGATCGTTACTACTAAAAGCAATAATTTCAAACCCATCTCTATCCTAGTAAACGTTGTTACTCCTAATGTAGTTGTATTTATAGCGTAAAGTTTAAAATCATTAAAACTCATCTTACAATCCTTTTGCTCTCATGGTTATAGGTCCAGCTTGGTATTTGCAAGGGTATTTTTTTACTTGCATACCTGTGATACCTGAACTGCTGCCACTACCCATTGGAAAACCAGTGGTATCTAATGGCCCATCCCAAACATGAGACTCACCTACTTGGCCTTCTAACGTGGGCTTACCTAGTAATTTACTTATTGTGTGATTCATAATTATTTATTTATTCTTTTTCTTTTAAACCTTCATATATAGCAGTGTTACCACTTTCATATACTTCACTGCCAGGACCAAAAGCTTTTTCTTGTTTAGCGCTCATAAACATAGGTGGCTGTGGCATAGACATTTGTCTTTGATCTAAACTTCCATATACTTGATTAGCCACGTCTTGAGTAGTTTGGTTAAACATAGGTTTAGCCGTACCCATTTGATTTGCTGGCATAGGTGGTTGCGGTGTCATCTCCATACCAGTTAATGGGTCAATCAATTTTAAAGGATTTTTATTGTCCATATTATCTTTCTTTATCTTTATTTACGTTATACACAGAAGTGATTAATACTTTGTCAGTATACGTCTGTCCGCGCATTATCTTGTTTCGTCTTTCACTAATTGGAATATCTTCCTCGCCAACCATAATCTTATACATAGTGTTGATTAGCCTTTTACATTTAAACGAAACTTTATATATGTTATACTTCTGCGTTGTCCTGTTTCTTTCACGCCATACTACTATCCAACCTTCTTTCAGAAGCCTGTTCCATCTTCTATTATCCCAGCTAAATGAGTAACAACCCATTTCAAAATCTTTTTTAGTGAAATGGTCCATGCAGTCTAAGTATATTAAAAGCTCTAGTTCTGCATCGTTTAAACCGTTATTTCTACAAGCCCATTTGCGAATTATCCGATAGTGTTTTAAAATGTTTAAATCTTTAATATCGCTAGCCTCTAGTCTTCGCCTCATAGTATTACAACAACGTCCTGTAGTTTTATAACGTGAAACTTTTCTTTATCTATTTCTATACCATGCCCAGCGTGACGGTCAAAATATATCTGATCACCGTCTTTAACACCCACTACTTCATTTCCAGTGTTTAATACATCGGCTTTTCTATAGCGTATATCTTCTCTGTGCATATCAGCTAGAAGCAGTCCACCTTTTGTTTTAGTAGAAGCTTCTTTGTGTATTTTTATAATTAAGTTCTTACCTATCGCCTTCATCTACCCTTAAATTATTAATTACACAATCTGTTGAAAGAATAGTAGTAGCTACTGACGCCGCGTTTCTAAGCGCAGACTTGGTAACTAGCAAAGGATCGACAATACCTGACTTAATCATACTTACCATATTTCCTGTAACCACATCTAATCCTTTGCCTTTTACCTTAGGCATATCATACGTTTCAATGCCAGCGTTTTTAAGTATAGTTTTAAACGGAGCTTGTATGGCTTTTAAAAGAACTTCTTCGCTTTTATCTTTTGGTTTTACAGCAGTTGACGCGTTTAAAAGCGCGATACCACCGCCTGCTACTATACCTTCTTTGATAGCTGCTTTTGTAGCACATATAGCATCTTCAACCCTGTCAGCTTTTTCTTTAAGCTCGATCTCTGAATTTGCACCAACTTTTACAACAGCTACTTTTGCAGACAGTCTTGATAATCTTTTTTCTAATCTGATTATATCAGCTGCGTTAGTAGACTTAACTAATTCTTTTTTAATTTCTTCGATAAGCGCATCAACCTCTTCGTTATCACGATTAACTTGGAATATTGTATCTAATTCAGTTGTAACTGTTTTAATGCAAGTACCTAGCATATCTGGCGTGATTAAATCTACATCATCACCAAGATCTTCGTTTATAACTGTAGCACCAGTAAGCAAGGCTAAATCAGATAACATATCTTTTTTATTGATACCGTACGTAGGTGAGTTGATTACATTTACTTTTATATTACCTTTGTTCTTGTTCATCGCTAGCGCTGATATAACAGCAGGCTCGCAGTCAGCAACAATAAGTAATGCTTTGTTATTTTTTATAACGTACTCCAGTACGCTTTGTATTTTTCTAATACTTTCAATTGGTGATTCTACAAGAAGTATCAGTGGGTTTTCAAGCTCAGCAGTTTTAGAGGATTTACTAGTAACAAACGCCATATTTGTAAGGCCTTTATCATATTCAACACCATCTACTATATCTACTTTAGTTTTGCTTTCAACTGTTTTCTCCATTGTAACAATACCAGTTTCATCTACACCGCGGAAAGCATTAGCTATAATCTGGCCTAGCTCACAGTCATTGTTTGTAGATATTGTTGCTACTTGATCTATCATATTCCCAGAAACTTTAACAGAGTTTTTGTCAAGGTGTTTTATAACCTTATCGACAGCGGACGTTATACCGTTCTTCATTTTTCTAGAACCTTCTTTGTCTAGTACTTTGTAAGCCTCTGTTAAGATTGAGTGCGCTAGTACCGTAGCCGTTGTTGTTCCATCGCCAGCTTCTTTGACGGTTTTTCTAGCAGCTTCCTTTAAAAGCGTAGCACCCATATTTTCTACTGGGTCTCTAAGTATAATAGAGTTTGCAACTGTTACACCGTCTTTTGTAATTACTGGCTGACCGGTGTTATCTTCCAGTATAACACATTTGCCGCTAGCCCCGAGTGTGGAGCTAACAGCTTGTGTCAATTTATCAATACCTTTAAATACATTGGTTCGGGCTTCCTTACCAAAGTTAAGGTTTTTAACTATAGCGTCTGACATTTATTTGATTTGATTAGATTATATTATTTTATTTATTCAAACGTCTTAACGACTTGTGGTCCGCGTAAGTAACCAAGCTTTTTTTCATAGTGCGATATCGATGCATCTATTGCTTGCTCAGCTCCTTCGAGGGTTTCGCGTCTCGTTACGTCGATCCAAGAATCTTCTTTTTTAGGATCTAGGTATTCTGTTTGGTAGAAACCGTTTGGTAGCTGGACTATACGCCAGTGTTTCTTTTCAGATACATGCTTCCAAAGATTAATGGTTTCTTCATTTACTTGTGGTTGACTAGCCCACGATTGAGTCTGGTAAAATAGTGTCATTGGTTTTGGTTTTTAAATTACTATTTGGTTTGCCATTTCCCTGGCCGGGTATATTTTATATACTCACTTGGTTTTAGTGATTTTTACTTAATCTGCTATTGTCATAGTTACAGAAGTTGGATTTATTTCTAAATCAATAGCTTGCTGTATACCAGTTTCTATAGAAGTTACTAACTCTTCACCCATAGCATCTTGAGTCCAACCAACTACTATTTCATTTGTTAGATCTTCAAAAGGAATAAATTCACTTTCAGAATCTAAAGGTACAGTCTGCGTACCGATACTAGTTGATTGATATGGATTTCCTTGTGGATCAAGTTCGTCTGAAACTCCAGTTACTATCCAGTGTACATTATACACTACATCTGTTTCACTACCTTCTGTTGGGTGCACGTCTACTGTTTTACAGTTCCAATTATATACTGTTGCCATTTTTATTTATTTTTTAATATTTGTATTTTTGCTTCTAAGTTTTCTATTTTAGCATTTAACTCTTTTACAGAGTTTATTAATGCAAAAGTTAATGCGTGAGTGTCAAAATTGTAAAGCTCTGTATCTTCTTTGTCTTCTTCATTTAGCTTGGCATTATACTTTTTAACCGTTTCCGGCATAATATCTTTTATCTCCTGTGCTATAACGCCAATATTGTTTTTAGCTTCAGTGTCAAACCCTGCTTTGCCATTGTAATCAAAAACTTTAGGCTTTATTTGCAATAGCTCTTGAAGTCCTGTTTCGTAAGTTCGTATATTCGTTTTTACTCTTTCGTCAGATACTATAGTCCAAGCGCTAGACGTTGGTTTTCCCGCTGAGTCAGTTGATAATTCTAACTGGAATGAAGGACTCGTCGTCCCAATCCCAACGTTGCCAGTATTGTCTATTGTAATCCTATCATTTGTTCCAATAGCCGTATTATCTGATATTTTAAAATTACCACTGGAATCTACACCTACTGAAAAAGTGTTACCTGTACTAACTAATTGTATTTGAGGAAAATTACTTTGAGCATTTATATTTACTGAAGAACCAGTAGCCCCTACATCTCTTACAAAACTAGCTATTGCCGCTCCGCCTCCACCGCCTGTAACACGAAACGCTGAGACGTTATCATCTTCGTTTACATCAAGTAAATATGCAGGACTAGTCGTCCCGATCCCGACGTTGCCGCCAGACAGTATTGTCATTTTTTGAGTTTCAGTACCTCCTGTTCCTGTAAAGAAACTAATACCGCCATACTCACTTGCTAATTTAAGGAAATCGCCGTTATCAGCGTGCTGTATAAAAGATCTTCTAGTGCCATTTTGGTAAAAACTCATATATGGGTTACCTGACGAATTTGTGTCATTTAACCTTAACATCTCACCGCTTGTAGTTATATTAACTAAACCTCTAAGTATAGAAGTCCCGTTTAAGTCAAGTTTTTCAGCAGGACTCGTCGTTCCAATACCTACGTTGCCATCAGACCTAATCGACATTTTATTAACACCGCCGCTTTCAAATTTTGCAATATATGATGCTGTGCCAGTGTTAGACGTTTTTACTAATAGCCCGTTAGAAACAGTGCTATCATTAGAATTGTCAAATGTTCCTACATAACCTTGATTGCCTGATCTCCAAGTTAATGCAGTTCCGCTATTCCCTATACCTGCTGCGTCTGTAGGATTAATATTTGTATTTGAAAGCTGCGAAGTAGGCGAAGTAGTTCCGATCCCAAAGCTGCCATTATTAGAAATACGCGCGCGCTCAGTCCCGGAAGTTGCAAATCTCAAGTTTGTAGCTTCTCTATTCCAAACAATTAAATCTTCCTCACCAGTAATACCAATATCAGATCCATCACTTGAGGTTGCACCTGTGTCTGTATTTGAAAAGTGTAAATAAGAGTTTGAAGAACCTCCGTCAATATGCACTTTTTGTACAGGACTAGTCGTTCCAACCCCTATGCTGCCAGAACTATTAATAGTTACTTTTGCAGAAACAGATTCAGAACCTATATTAGCAGCGCTTCCTGTTTTAATTTGAAAAGTACTTCCGTTAGCTTCAAGCCACCAAGGATATGAAGTGGCAGCGCTACCAGTTGGCCTATAAAAGGCTAACACAGGGTTTTGGTTTGTTGTTCCGCGTGCTACAATAGCAGAATTAGAAAAGGTACTGTCGCTTCTAATATCAAGTTTACCAGCAGGTGTTGTAACTGTGCCAGCCCCGGTAGTACCCGCAGTGGGTAATATTAATTTATCAGCTTCTATTATCCCGTTAACATCAAGCTTATTTGATGGACTAGTCGTCCCAATGCCTACGTTGCCGTTGCCTAAAATTGCTAATCTTGTTTCTTGGCCGCTGCCGTTACCTGTTCTTAATGCAATTCCGGTATTGCTTGCATCATCTCTTCCTTCAATAACTAAAGCACCATATTCTGTAAAGGGAAAAGCCGTTCCGCTTGTTGGGTTCGTTGTATAAATATGGTTGGAATCAGTAAAAGATGCTGCCTGAGCTTCAGTAACATAATTTAAGATTTTAATATCCATCCAATTGTTTACAGTGCCTTCCCCAGATATTCTAACTCCGTTGTTATATCCGCTTACAATATCTAATTTATTCCCAGGGGCTGTCGTTCCGATCCCGACGTCGCCGGTAGTGTTGATACGCATTCTTTCATTAGCACCTAATGTGCTAGATCCAGTATGAAAAGAAATACCTTTACTACCGCCGCCTTGCATAAAAGCATTTCCGCTACTTAAATAACCAAAATAAGTTCTATCATTAGCAAATCTAGCGTAAGTATTTGTATTAGAATCATCGCCAACGCTTAAAGCATCTGCAGTACCGCGAACTTCTAATAAATGCCCAGGACTCGTCGTTCCGATACCGAAGTTGCCGCCATTAAAATATGAATCACCATAAGTTCTAACTAGAACTGTTTCCACTCCACCATCTGTACCTTTTAAAATACCACCTGAAGAATTAGCTTCAAGTCTCATATAATGATTAGAATCATATTGAGCAGATATAGACCTTGTGCCTGTAGCTTGTATGTTACCTGCAACTTCTAAAGGCTGACTAGGGCTAGTCGTTCCGATCCCGACGTTGCCTGAGGAATTGATGCGCAGTCGTTCAGAACCACCCGCCCATAAAAGCAATTTATCACCACTTGAACCAACCCTTACTTTAAAATTAGCAGTTGTTCCGGTGTCCATAAATTGAACAAAACAACTTGATGCACCTGACTCAACTTTCAACGGTACATTGTTTGTTGAAGCTGAATCAATATGCAAAAAAGTGTCAGGCGAAGTTGTCCCAATCCCAACCCTATCGTTTACTGTATCTACAAATAGAACGTTAGTATCTACCGCGACATTATTAAGGAATTGTATTGCCATTTAATTTTATTTTATTATTAACCTACGTATGCAAGTAATACTTCATAAGCTGAATCCGCTGGTGTGCCTATAAAAGCTACATTTAAATTAGCAGAAGATCTTGTTATATCTGCATACACTGTTTGACCGGCAGCTGTTATAACTTCGCATTTAACATTAATAGCTGTAGAACCAGAACCAAATACAGCCGCGTTTGATACGTCAACTGTAAAAGTTCTTATACCACCAGCATCTGCTTTTGATACATACGCTAGCGCGCTATTAAGTACAATTTTTTTACCAGAAGCACCACTAGCTGTATATGAAGGAACGTCCCACGTGTTATCTTTAGATAAGAATCTTGTAGTAGTATCAGAGGTACCGTCGACAGCTGTTAAATCTACATCACCAATATCAACAGCACCTATAGCTCCGGAGTTTGTTGTTCCGTAATTTACATAGGTACCACCATTGCTGTTAGAAAATGTTGTGACACCTTCATCACCCTGTACAATTACCCAGTCATTTATATCAGATGTTCCTTGCGCGGCAGCTAGTTTAGCTATAACAGAATCACCAACATCTAATGCAACAGAACCATAGAAACTACCAGCGGTTGTTACAACGTAGTAATCACCAATAGCAACAGCAACTCTAGAAGCTCCAGTTGTTAAGTTACCGCCTCCGTCAATAGCACCAGTTCCAGCATTAAACCCACCTTTAAAAGTTAAGCCTCCAGAAACTAAACTATCTACATAAGATTTAGAAGCGGCATCAGTTCCAGCACTTGGCGTGGTTGGTACTGTTACCTGGCCACCGAAGCTCGATTGACCTGTACCGTTTACAGTAAGCGTACCAGCTAGAGTAATGCTATCATCTAAATGAAATCTAGTTTCACCTGAAACATTAGCTGTATTTATATTTGTTCCACCTGTAAAATCAATCGTGTTTCCGCTTTGTATAATTCTATTGCCACCGGTATCCGCTGCAGCTGTCCATGTGTAGTCTTCAGCTGCTGGAAACGTAACAGTTTTAAGGTTTACAGCTGATACGTGTCCTGTCGCATTTGTAGTTACACTATCTACAGCTGTAAAAGTTCCACCATAAGCAGGTGAAGTAACACTAGTAGTATTTGTTCTAGTTGTAGCATCGTGGTTTAAAACTACAGCCGCTGCGGTTCCAGCATTAGTTAAGTAAGTTCCAGCTGTTAATGACTCTACACCACCACCTACTTCTACCCAAGCACCGTTAGCATATACCTTAACAACATCATCTGATGTATTAAAGTATAATTGCCCTTCATTTGGATTTGATGGGTTAGTACCTGCATTCTCTAATCTTAGTTTTTCAGCTTGAGCTCCACCAGAGAATGTTATGTTGTTTAAAAATGCTATTGCCATGTTTTTAGTTTAAAAATGCTTTACCTGCAAAAGGTACTATAAAGGTAAGTGTTAATCTATTGTTATTTACATAATTTATTTGAAATCCTAATATAGAATTTTCACCTGTATCTACCACTTGCACAGAAGGAAATTTATTTAAGTTATGTGTTATATCCCAAAAATTAGCAGCAACACCTTGGGTGAACACAAAAGTTTTATCACCTGTAATGCTTTTTTGTAAATCCTCGAATTTTATACTCTTGGTTTCTATTCTATTCTCATCTTCAATAGTCTTGCTTATAATAAAAAGATCTGTTGGTTCTGGAACGGTTACAAGTGGATAAGAGTATATTATTGCCATGTGTTTTTTACGTGTATATTCTTACTTCAAAAGATCCATCAGCTATAATGCCGTCTGAAGCCTGACCGGTAGTAGTGTGTGATTGTATTGTTAGAACAGTGTCACTTGTTCTTGTCCAAGTAATTAGACTTCCTAAATTTGAACCTGGGTTTACAAATACTATTGTTTTTGCATTTGTGAAAGTAGCTACGCTAGCTGTTAACGTGTAAGTTCCTTGAGCAGTACGCGCCCAAGTTAATGTACCCGTTAAATTACTAGACAGTACAGTAGCTACAGGAGCATTGGTACCTGTCTGGTTTAACAACGCTGTGTAAGAGTCATAAATATTAATACTAGGTACAATATAAGCTGACAGCTGGTCTATTGTAGCAGATTTTGTTGCATTTGATTTGCTAGAGTCAGATACTAACACTAAATCACCTGATTCTATTTTATTTTT